AACCTCTTCAAAAACTTGTGTTTATATTGCCTTAATTCTGCCCCATTTACGACAAATTCCTGATAATATAGGTCAGGCGTGCATACCATGATAACTCCCTGCTCGATCTTTGACTGGTGAACGTAGTCGTGTGCCATGGCGTATGCCGCGATCTGCAGATAATAATCCTCGATCCATTCTTTCTTCTTCGGACGATTGGCCTGCTTGAAGTCAACAACAGTCTCGCGACCGTTATGTAGACAGACAAGGTCTGTCGAGCCTGCGTATAGGCCCGGATAATATAGCGTGACCTCCGAACCATACCACTCATCAACCGGTGTGAGACCCACCTCGATAACTTTATTGGCCATGGCTTTCGCCTCCTGTCCGAGTGCTGTAAGATCATCGTAGCCCACTCCCGTGATATGGTGCTCCAGGAATTTGTGCATAGCTGTCCCCCGACTACTAGATACATTTTTGATTCGTTCTGCTTCTTGTTCTCCAACTTTGGCCTTCCAGTCTTTTAAAAATTTTTGATCTTTGGTGCGCCCTAATATAGTAGTCACAGACGGAAGTCTAGAACCATTTACATCATAGAGCCGTGTTCCGTGGTCCTCGATCCGTGATGCATCAATATAGGTGTATTTATCGCTCTTCTTCATAATTTTATTTTTGATGTGGGCCCGAAGGCCCACACTTTATAACCCCTCTTTACGAGGTGATATTTTATTGTCCTTGTTAAGTTTATAACTATAGACTTTACAGAACTCATCGATCCATTCCTGTTGATTTCCAGGATGACCGAATCTGTTATGATACTTTTTCATCTGTTCATAACAGGTAGTTATCTTGAAGTTTTCGATCTTACTACATCTTAAAAATGCCATGCAGAACTTTCGAATCTGTACCAGTTGAGGTACGATACCTTTTAATTTTAAAAGTTGTCCTGCTTTCATTTCAGCATTCTCCATGTTAGCAATCTTAAAACTTCCATCTCTAAATTTAGGCATGACACCCTTAGAAGCACCTGTTTGAAGTGCCTGGTCGCCATCACCTGATAGTAATGTGATACCTATAGAGAACGGTAAAGGATAACTCTTAAAGAAGTTAGCAATCTTTCTATATGTAGAAGCGTTGCTATGGTTCTTGTGACTGAAATGTTTGATATAATCTTTATTTTTCCAGCCTTTTTGCGAGTTATTCATTATAGCTATGTCTTTACTAGACGATTTAACACTGATAATATACGCAACAGGAATTTTTAATTCCATACATGCTTTAAGCCTATGTTGTCCTTCGATCACGTCCATGTTTTCGTTTACAACAATAGGCATAAGCTGACCAAATCTTTGAATAGATACAACCAGCATTGCTACGTGCGCTTCATCAATATCTCTATTGTCATCAAGTAAATTGAACTTACTCAAGTTCTTTTCTAACATAACCTTAACAGCTTTATAATTGGCATAGTCTGTTCTTTGCCCTAATATAGTTGTTAAATTACCATTAGTTTTTTTACTCATTTTTTCTCCTTTCTACGTAGTTTGACTAACAAGTAGCCAATCAATTGTCCATACACCATGCCTACGTGTAATTGTATATGGTTTTTTATTTCTTTCATGTTACCTTATATAAAGGTTTTTCATATCTTGTCAAGCATCAGATGCTGTTGGTATTTCTAGCTTTTTGACTACTCCAGGTCGTCAAATCTCTTTTTTTTGGGTTTGTGTAAAGATTGATATACTTTTCTTAAAATAAAAAAAGCTATCGTGCCACCTATAGTTAGTGCCACCACACCCATAAATAACATCCCTAGTCCCTGTTCTACCGTCATAATTTCTTTTTTAATTCTCTTAGATAATCTTCCTCATCTTTTCGCTGATTGGCTCTAACGATATTAACCTGTTTATTCCATGCCCAGGTATTTATCCTACCAGACCAACCCATCACCCATATGTAAAATTTAAACATCATTCTAGATTCATAGCCTTTCTATATTCGTTTAGATCGATAACCTTGCCATTCATAAATTTACTATTATCCTGATAATGTTGTATTATCTTTGTTACTTTTTCTAATTTTGTATGTGACCAGGGCCAGATCAGACAACATACATAATACGCATCTCTGAATGTACATCGCCATTTGTATTGCATCAAGTATTTTGTGCCATCCTTGCGCAAACCCTTGCGTGGTTTTTTATTTAATGTGCCGACACCCAACACCTCGTGGACCCATTGTAAAACAGATCTATCGGTCATGGTTATCTCCATACTGATACGCATGGAGTTAGATAATCTATAACCTTTACCCTTGTGTTTCTTTTTCTTCTCGATACCACGTTTGAAATGTATAGAACCCTCTCCATCGAACAGACCTGCTATGTAAGCCTTGTCTGTATCCGGAACTCCAGAGTCACTCAACATTAGTGTATGCTCTCCGACTCACCGTCATCGATAAGACCCATGTCATCAACGACATAGTGCTCACCCTCGGAGTCACAGTCCCAACACTGGTGTACCTCACTCCTATCTCTGAAATCTAGCTTTGGATCACCATCGATTTTTGCAACCCTGACATACCCATTTCCGTGACATGTATCACAGATGTGTACCTTGACCCTAGCTTTTCTTAACTTTTCCATTTAGTTTTCTCGCTTTCTCATTTGTTAAAACCTCAATCGTTTTAGATATACTTAACTTACCATCAGGCAATATAACCTTTGATAATTTTTCTAAAACAGCGTATGTTTCTTTGGATAGCGAAACATTTTTATATTTACTCATGTCTGTCATGCTTGTTTCCTTTCATAATTAGGTTTTATATATAGGGTAATTTATAGGATTGTCAATGAAAATATTATTAAGTTTAATAATCTGTTCACAGGTCGCAGGTACATGTCTTGATCCGCACCCGTGGCCAGAGACTTTTAATACAAATTACGATTGTCTGAAGTTTGGTTACGAGGAATCTATCAGAAAACTTGCGGACATAGGTCCTGACGATGTCAATAAATATAACATGTTTATAAAATTCTACTGCACGCCGACAGATACTATTTGACAACAGAGTTTATAGGTGGTAATGCGAGATTATCTTCTCACCATTACCTACCCTAATTTTATTTCCCTCTCAACAGGGTAGGTGTTATCTACATACACATCCATAGAAATGTCCGCTGCCATCATTCATGACGTGGACGTTCCATGGTTCGTGGTACGTGGTCAGGTATACACGTAGTATGTCACAGAGATCAAAGCAATCTACCTCTGCAAGTATCTCGACACCTGCCATCATCTCCTCGGTAACAGCCACCAACTTATAAAGTTCGTCGCTTAGAAGAATCAGTTCCATGATTTACTGTCGTACCCCACTTGATAATATTCTTCAGACCTGGTGCTTTGATCTCTACGTTTACACCGTAGGGTTTCCATGCCTGTTTCATCAGATTTAACTCTAACAGAAAATTAGAATACTGTTTCTGTGTGATACCTTTTGGGTTTATAGTTATTATTTTTTCTTTCATATATCCAATATAGGATATTTTGGGATTATGTCAACCCTTTCCTTGACCCTTGTATCGTGTCTTTTTCTGCTGTCTTTTCTCGTGTTTATTTTTATTTTTCTTGTGCTGACGTGCGCCTCTTTTTTTAGGCTTGTCTCTTTCTATGAATGCTTTAAATTTTCTCGCCATCTGTCCAATCTTTTACAAGTATATCAAACTCGGTCCTCTTTGTAACGTGTGGTAGATACACTATCTTGCCATTAACATGTTGCTCCAGATCTGTGCCACAGTTCATGCATCTGTATATCTGTTTTGATAATCCTACCAACATCGTAAACTCATCACAGGTAGGACACTTACCGTTTACGATCTCTGCTGTGACTTTCATTACTCTAATATTAACTTTTTTATAGATAAAGATCCATCAATATTTTTTTCTAGCTCTGCAGAACCTTTGTAGCATTTGTAGGATACAGATTCGCTGTACTGTCTCTCAGCCTGACGCTTGCCACGTAAACATTGCGCCATACCTTCAGCTTGATAACGAGCCTCTTTGATCTCTCCATTTACAAACATAAGCAGGGCCACCACAGACTCTATCATAATATCTTACCTTTGTTCTCACCCTCTTTGACTACATACTTCTGTGTACCATTCTTACCATGTTCCACAGATTTTTTTAATTCTTTTACGTAACTCATCTGTTTAGCTTCTTTATTTATGTGAGCTATGTAATCCAAAACTTTTCTAGTGATTCGTCCCGTTGCCATTGTATTTTATCTCTCTATTTGCATCTTTTAATTTTTCAATATCATTCAAAACCTTGTCCATTTGCTTTGTTAAAAACTCTATATTTACCTTGTTTAGAGCCATGTCCTCGACATGTTTGTTAATACGATCGGTGGTCTTGTAAAGATCCTCGAGCATCATGTACTGTTCAGAATCCGCGGGCAGTGATCCCATTTGGCCTCGTGGCCACTTGATTCTAAACTCTGTATTTTGCTCTACATCTGCATTCATCAACTCTAGTTTTGTGTCTGCAATGTTAAGACGTTCTACGATCTGAAAATAGCCCATGGTGCCGAGTGCCACGATAATTATCAGACTGGCAACCGTCTTCATAGGCATCTGCACGGCGGCCTCTTCAGATATGTTGAGTGGTTTATTGGACATGTGGTCCCCCACAGAGAGCCAGGACAACTAACATTACAATTAGTAAACCTGTAAAATAATAATTCATCCTGGCCATCTCCATAAATAATTCTATTTTATTATTAAAGCTGCTATCAAAACTATAAACACAAGAGATTCGATCTTGTGATTATGCCAGTAGTGAAAGGCTTTATCCTTTATTTTTTTAATCATGTTTTTTCTCCTCTATTTCATAGAAGAACTTGTCGGTATCCTCTGTCCGCCAGGCCCTGCTATCTTCCACATTCCATTCAGATGTCTGCACTTTCCAATCGGGAGTCTCATCTTTCACAGTGAAAGAAGGTATGTCCCATATACATCTATTGTTTGGCTGTGCTGCAAAATTGCCATCGTCCAAAGCAATAATGTGAGCGCACTTATGCTCGTGCGGAATCTCTGAATGATCAGTGTCAAGTATGTTAGCTTCTGGATGTGCAAAGTCAATAGTAAATAAGTATTTACCTGCGTGCCATTTTTTATCTTTTCCTATGTATTTACCAGCTTGTGATTCTAAAACATCCCAAGAGTGAACAGAAGGATAGTAACTAAAACAATTCCAAAGCTGAAGTTCATCAAGTCGTCGCTTGGGCACTCTGGATGGCTCAAATCCCTTTTGAATAAACGCGCTAATTGGTAAGCGATAAAATATTGCACCGTTTTCCATAATAGCATGCCATAATATACTCCTTCCAGTAAGAGCCGATATGCCGAAGATAATACAGTCTTCAACCTCTCCGTGATGTTTCTGTAAGTCATATAAAAATTCTCTCCTTATCTGTGCATAGATCGGTGGTATGTTTGCATTTAGATATGCCATAATTTATCCTCATTTAATACTACCCCAATTTGGTCCAGATTCAAAGTCAACTTTATTCTTGACCTCAAGAGGTATTGATTGTTCCATTACATTTTGAATTATGTTAGCCATGTAGCCTCCATCAATAGAAATACATAACTCATCGTGTATCTGTATGTGTGGTATTATACCTTTTTCATGTAGATCCACCATGGCTTTCTTTGTCATATCCGCAGCTGATCCCTGTATCAATCTGTTCAAAGCCTTGTAGGTAAATGCAGGTGTATAGTATCGATCGAAATAATCCATGTAGTTTGGATCTATCTTGTTCTCCTTATACTTGTCCAGCATCTCTGCCTTGAACGCATCCTTAGCCTGCTCCTTGGTATATAGCGGTACCTCATTAAATCTGTTGGTCTCAGGATTCCACTCCTTATTGGTGGTCTCCCACTTATCAAACCTGCAGAATCTATCGTACAATGTAAATAATAGTCTATTCTCTTTCGCAAACGCTATCAGCTCCTGTGATAGCTGACGCACAAACGGCACCCTGCCGTGATACTCGTTAAATAGTTCCTTTGCCTGTTTCTGATCCAGACCTAACTCTTTCTGTAATTTTATCTTGCCCATGCCGTAGAACAGACCTAGGTTGATCGTTTTTGCCTGTTTCCTGGAGATATTAGCCATGTCAGCGACGATCTGGTGGAAATCGGCATCATCCCTGTCAAATTCATCTTTGAGGCTCTCCGTGCCTGCTAGGCCCAATTTTATCGCATAGTGCACCACAATACGTGGCTCCTGCTGTGAATAATCAAAACTACCCCATTTACAGCCCTCCTCTGGTATGAATAGCTCTCTCATCTTACCGCCGATATAACCCTTTGAGGGTATCTGTTGTAGGTTAGGATTTGACATACTGAATCTACCGGTGACCGTGCCACCCGTATCTGATCTTATCTGATTTATATCCGCATGTATTCTTCCGTCATGAACATATTCTAGTAATCCATCTATAAAAGTATTGACGGCCTTGTCATACTCTCTTGCCTTTGCGATCATACGGAGACACTTGTTGTTGTGTGTTCTTAGATAATCTTTTGGTAGTTGTGGCATCTTAGATTTAGGAGTGACCTTGTAATCTTTTATGTGTAGATGATCTAATAATTTTTTAATTGATGCTGCAGCCCAGATATCAACTTTGATTGTTGTGATACTTTCTATTGCTTTTATTATCTGGTCTCTACGTTTCTTGAGATGTCTTCCAAACAGGATCGCTTTTGCGACATCTATTCTAACGCCTTTAAATTTCATGTCAACCAAACATAAAAATAATTTTGTTTCTAATTCAAATATCTGTCTACAAGTCTTTTGTTCTCCATCCTCTTTAATGTATAATACTTCGTCAATTTTTTTATCAAAAAGATTCCATAATTTATAAGTTAGATTCACATCCTGCTTTGCATATTCTTTTACGATTGATGCAGGAAGTTTATGCATGTTAGTCATCGGATCCTTTACCGTACCACCAGACCATTCTAAAGTTTTCTGTTGTAGATCGTATTTGTATTTCTCCTCATTAAGATAATCTTTTGACAGCGAGTCTAATGAGTATCTAAATCTATTCTCGTCAATAACAGATGCTGCTATCATAGTATCAACAATCCTACCTTTGATCATCATACCTGTCACTGCTCTGATCCAGCAGACATCATACATCGCATTGTGAAATACCTTTGTGATATTCTCGTTTTGAAATATCTTATCGTTAAGAACACTCCAGATCTTTTCATCTCTTCTAAAATCTATAAATATATCAGAGTGTCGTAGTGGGAAATATGCGAGATCGTTCTTTGTTGCAACAGCTATACCACATATAAAACCATCGTCACGTATGGCACCAGATCCTTTCTTTTTAAGATTAGGATCGTATGTCTCGATATCTATCGCAACCGTGTCAACACCTTCAAGATTTAGATCCTCTGGTGTTTTACACATTATAATCTCTCTCCAATATCATCTCTAAATAGTGTATCGCTTTCTTGATATCTTCTTCCTTTCCCTTTGCAGAGTGCCTGCATATGTACTTTATAGCATTGCCCTCAGCAAACAAGAGTTTATTTTCGTTGATAAACTCTGCAGGTTGAATTTTAAATTTTTTATAATGACTTCCGCCATGCTGTTTGTCTAGTGACTTGTATCCTGTGCCTTTAAATATACTACTGTCTGTCATATTACCCCTTTATGTAATTAAATATAAATAGATCCAAAAAGATGTAAACATTGTCATTGTTAGTAAATCCATTTTTGCTATCATCTTACTCCTAATGTATATTTTCCTTGTGATGCAACAGTCCAACAATCAAACTTGCCTCTGCTGTATGCAACATATTTTAGTCTAAGCTGTGTAAAATAATCTTCTTGTCTTGTTGCTGTCAGGTCAACAATAACATTATCAAACGTCAAACCTTTTACAGTATGTATGTTTGCATATTTTACTCTCACCTCTCCATCATCAAAACCCTTGTTTAGAATCTTTCTAATGTAGATAAGTCTACTTTCGTAGTCTTCTTTCTTACCTCTTTGTTTTCTGATTATAGAAAAATCTCTTTCTCTACCTGCATCTTCTCTTAGATATTTATGATATATCATGTAGTCTATCGTATATTCTCTGTCCACCCAATCCTCAAACTTCTCTTCACCTTTACCTCTTACTATAACTTTACTACCTGCATATTCCCAGAAATCTCTTATCTGTTTCAATGGCATAGGTGTGCCTCTACAAAAATCTGGCCATAGTTTGTGACATCTTAATTCTTTTTTTGGTACGTGGGCCGTGTTCCCTACATGTGCAAACTCTATTCCATGTTGTCT